CCAACGGTGTCCGTGTGGCGGAATGGTGGAAGCGGGAGCAGGTGTTCAAGCCGATCGTGCTCCTCTCGGACGGCCAGATCATCGAGCGCAAGAAGTTCGACGCTCAGGCCGAATACTTCATGCAGGCCATGGGCCTGGAGGTTGTCGGTGATCGTGAAGTCGCCAGCTACAAGGTGCAGCAGTACCTTCTGTCTGGCGATGAGGTGCTGTCTGAGGGTGATTGGCCGGGATGCTACATCCCGATCATCCCGGTCATTGGTGATGAGGTGATCATCAAGGACAAGCGCTACCTTCGCTCGCTGATCCGCCCAGCAAAGGCCGCGAATGAGCGCTACAATTACTGGATCAGTGCGATGACCGAGATGATCGCGCTTGCCCCACGCGTTCCGTACATCGGCCCGGCCGGCGCTTTCGACGTTGACGAGAACTGGTCTACCGCCAATCGCGAGGATCATCCCTATCTCGAATATGGCGGCGGTGTCCCCCCCCAACGCCAAGCGCCCCCGCAGCCCAGCGCCGCGATGCTCCAAGAGGCTATGTCGGCGGCTGAGGATATAAAGGCGATCACGGGTATCTACGACGCCTCGCTGGGCGCCAGGTCGAATGAGACGAGTGGCCGAGCGATTTCTGAGCGCAAGAAGGCCGGAGACATTTCGACGTTCCACTTCACTGACAACCTGAGCCGCTCTATCCGCCAGTGTGGGCGCGTGCTGGTTGACCTTATCCCGAAGATCTACACGAACGATCGCGTCGTCCGTGTGCTTGGGATCGACGGAGCTGCGAAGGCGGTGAAGTTGGGGGCCGAAGACGAGTCCGGGAAGATTTACGACCTCGCCGCCGGGAAGTACGACGTGGCGGTGAAATCTGGCCCCGGATACGCCACGCAGCGGGAAGAGACCCGCACCGAACTGGTCGAGATCATGCGTGCGCTGCCGGAAAGTGTCAAAGTCCTCGGCCCGATGTATCTTCGGGCCTGCGATTGGCCCGGCGCTGATGACGCGGCCGATCGCCTGGAAGGCAAGCAGCCCGGCGAGGAGGATGTCCCACCCGCTGTGCGTATGCAGATGCAGCAGATGCAGCAGGTCATCCAGCAGGGCGGTGCGAAGTTGCAGGAACTGACCAGCGAGAACGAAGCCCTCAAGTCTGAGCGCGAACTCAAGCTGATGGAATTGCAAATCAAGAACAAGGAGGCCGACACGAAGGCGGCAGAAGCGAGGGCTCGTGTCATCAGCACGATGATCGAAGCCAATCGCCCGCAGCCTATGCCGGTTCCACAGCAATCCGAACCATCGCCATACGGGATGGCCGGATAACCCCGCGTCGTGAGACGCTCAACCCCATAGATGGACGCAAATCTGATGAGTGAAACGACCAATCCGGGCGGCGAGGCCGCTGCGGAAGTCGTGACCGTGCCTGCCGAGCAGGACTTTCGCGACTTCGAAACCTCACTGACGGCCGAAAAGCCCGAAGAGGAGGCGGTAGACGAAGCAACTGACTTTGCTGACACCGACACGCCGGAAGCTGAGGCCCCGGCATCGGAAGATGACAGCGACGACGACTTCGAGGAAATCGAGCACAAGGGCAAGAAATACAAGGTGCCGAAGGGCGCCGCCCTGATGCAGGCGGATTACACGCGAAAGACGCAGGAAGTGGCCGAACTTCGCAAGAGGTTCGAGGCACTGACAACGCAGGCGTCGGAGATCTCGGAAGTTGAACGCACCGCGCAGGCAGGGGCCGCGCTGATTGACCAGCAACTGGCACAGTTCGATGACATCGACTGGGCCTCCTGGCGTCAGCAGGATCCTATCGCCGCGATGCAGGCCCAGATGGATTTGCAGACGCTCCAGCAGCAGAAGGCCGAGCTTGCGGGCCGATACACAGCAGCGCAGAGCCGGCGGCTCGCACTGGCGCAGCAGGAATCTGCCACGCGCCTCGCGGAAGGCCAGAAGGTTCTGGTAGAGAAAATCCCCGACTGGGGGCCGACCAAGCAGCGTGAAATCGTGCAACATGCCATGGAAAACTATGGCCTGACCGCTGAAGACCTAGCCGAGATCGATGATCCGCGCGCAGTCCTCATCATGCATGATGCGATGCAGTTTGCCACCCAGCGCAAGAAGCAACAGGTCACGGAAAAGGTCGTGGCGCAGCAGCAGATCAAGCCGGTTCAGACGCTCAGAGGCAACCAGGGTCGCCAGACCCCGCGCGCCGATACGAACGACTTCCTGGCATTTGAGAAGCTGGCAAACGCCAAGATCAAGCGCCGCTGATCACCACAGAACCCTCGGGTCTCACGTCGCGATGACGTCGGTTTCCCTTAGATGGACATTTTTTTATGGCAAATGCACTTCTCTCCCCGAAGGTGTACGCAAACACCTTCCTCGCCCTCCTCAAGAACAATCTGGTCATGCCGAAGCTGGTGACCACGGAATTCAAGAACGAGTTCAAGAAGGTCGGCAACACGGTCTACGTCAAGCGCGTGCCCGAGTTCACTGTCCGCGATGGCGCCGTTGCATCCGTGCAGGATGTGGTCGAGGGCGAAATCGCCGTGTCGATCGACAAGCAGAAGGGTGTGGACGTCGAGTTCACCTCTGTCGAGGAAACGCTGACCGTCGATAGCCTGCTGAACAGCAAGATCATGCAGGCGAAGGCGGCCGCTCTGGCCCAGCAGGTGGACAGCGACTTGCACGCGCTGACCAAGAAGTTCTACAATTGGGTCGGCACACCTGGTCAGGCGATCAACAGCTATGCGGACCTGACCAAGGCCCCGCAGCGCCTCGACGAGATGGGCGTCCCCACGGACGGCCGTGTCGGCATCCTCAACCCCAGCGATGCCTGGGCGATGCTGGGCAATCTCTCCGGCCTGTACGCGCAGTCCAAGGAAGCAACCGACGCCCTGACGCGGGCCAAGCTGCCGATGATGGGCAATATCGACTGGTACACCACCCAGAACGCCGGCTCGGTCACCACCGGTACGCGCTCTGGCGACTGCCTTGTCGATGGCGCGAACCAGAACGTCACCTACGCCTCGGTGAAGGATGGCAACTGGACGCAGAGCCTCGTGGTGGACGCGATGGGCAACGCAACGACGGCCAAGGCCGGCGAGGTGTTCACCATCAGCGGCGTCTACGCGATCAACCCGCGCAGCAAGGTCTCGACCGGCTATCTCCAGCAGTTCACGCTGGTGGATGATGCGCTGGCGAACTCGACCGCTGGCGGCCAGGCCACCCTGACCATCAGCCCGCCGATCATCACGTCTGGCCCGTTCCAGAACGTGTCCGCTGCACCGGCAAACAACGCGCCGATCCAGTGGATGGGCGACGATACCGAAGCGAACACCGATGCCACCACCTACAACTTCGGCACGGTGTTCCGCTCGGATGCCATCGCCCTGGTCTCGGCCAAGCTGGTCATGCCGTTCACGGGCGAAGCGGATTACGCCACCGACCCCGATACCGGCATCTCGGTTCGCTACTGGCGCTCGTCGGATTCGACCAACGACACGCACATGCATCGTTTCGATATCCTCTACGGCGTCAAGATGGTCGATCCGCGCCAGGGCACGCGCCTCTGCGGCACCGCCTGACCAAGGTGGGCGGGGTTCGCGCCCCGCCCACCTACCTGGAGGATGGCATGGAAACGCTGGCATTCATCATCGGCATGGCGCTGGGCGGCACGTTCGGCATGCTGTGGAAGCACACCGCGTACCGCAATCTTCGCGCGAAATACGATCATCTGACCGACCGTGACGAGCGCGGCCGATTTGTGAAGCGGGACCGCTGATGGCAACGCTGGCTGACCTGAAGACCCGCATCGTTGCGGAACTGATGCGCGATGACCTTGACAGCGGTGGCGATCTGGAAAGCCACATGGTCTCCACGATCGGGCGTGCGTGCGAATATTACGCGGATCGCAGGTTCTGGTTCAACGCAATCGTGACGACCGTCGATACGGTTGGCGGGACGGCAACGGTGGCGATCCCTGCAACCGTGCGCCGCGTAGACCGCGTGACCATCCCCGCGCACAATGTCGAGTTGACCGAGGCGATCCTTGGCGAAGTCGATGACATCGATAGCGTCACACAGGGCCGCCCGGAGCGGTACGCCTATTACAACGATTCCTTGCGCCTATTCCGTGTTCCAGATGCCA